ATGCCGCCGGAGACGCAGGACTATGTCCAAAAGTTCGCCGCCCGCGTGGGAGTGGATGCCCCCAGTCTGACCGGCACCCAAGGCGAGCAACCGGGCGGTCTGTCCGGGGCGGACCTGCGCGCGCCGGCCAACAAGCCGTACGAGGACCGCAACTTCATCGGACGCCTCGCCTACACGGAAGACGGCAAGCTGAACCCGAACTTCATTATGTCGATCCTCGCCGGTCTCGGGACCGCCGCCGTGTCGCCCGCTAAGAGCAAACTGGGCGCCTTCGCGCAGGGCCTCGGCAGCTTCGCTAATGCCTACACCGGCCTGCAGAAGCAGGCTGCCGACATCGGCCTGACCCGCGCCGAGACGGCCGAGGCTCGGGTCCGCGCAGACGTCGGGCGGTTCTTCACGGTCGGACCGGGCAGCATGCCCATGTTCCAGCCGGTCAATGGTCCTGCCGTAACCCTAGCCGAGTACAGGAGAAACCCGCAGGCATACAGCACGGGAGACCGCGCCTTGGACGCAAAGCTGATGCAAGAGGCGGATCGTCTTGCTGCGTCCCCAGCTGGTTCCACGCCGGGCGCCGCCGCCGATCTGCCAGAAGGTGTTCGGTGGACGAGCGCATCCGACGATGCTGTGGCACTGGCGAATATGCATGCAAACACCGATGCCGCCATGATGAACTATACCCCAAATGTTGCGGCGGTGCAGGACAAGGTTGTCGGCGCAAATCAGGCGGCTTCGTCGGCTATCGCCGGAAAGCCCACCAGCAATGAGCTGGCATACACTGTGGCGAACGGGATTGGCGATGGACAGTTTGGCAGCGTCCAAGGGCGGTCCTTCATGCTCGACAAGGTTCTTTCGCCACTCAATGCTGTCCTGACAACCGCAGGTGTTTCGCTTGATGGCCTGAAAGACCAGAACACCCGGGACCAAATCCTGAAGAAGATTGGTACGCTGAACGCTGACAATTTGACCCCTGAGCAGCAGCGCGCCAAGGCGGTATTCGATCAGTTCGTCAGTGTCAGCCCGAACTTGGAGATGACGGATGAAGCTGCGGCGACCATCGCCGCATCCCTGATGCTGTCTCAGCAGATGGACATTGACCGGTCGAATTACTACACGACCTTCCAGTCCAGAGCTGACGCGGGCTTCCCTCCCAGCGATATGGATGCTGGCTTCGCCAAGGATTACGGTCAGCTATACCAGAGAGAGAAGGATGACATGACCAAACTTCTCCTGATGGCTGATGACGAGAAGAGTGGACCGATTGTTCGTGACTTCCTGAAGGAAGTGAACTCTGGGAACATGTCTCAGGAAGACGCCCAGATCACGCTGCGCTATCTTCTGGGGGACGGTGTCTCGCCGATCTTCTCCCGCTGGTTCGTGAAGGGGATGTGATATGGCAGGAATTGACTGGAACGCCCCGCTTCCGCCCGGCAGTGAAGGGTCTGACTTCAGGTCCAGACATCCTGAAATCTTTGGCGGCGAGGGTGCCGAGCAGCCTTCCGGAAACGTGGAACCGCCCCCGGCCCCAGCGCCCGCCCCGTCTCCTGCACCAGCTCCGCGCATGGAGAAGGCCGGTCCGCCGCAGCGATATGCCGACAGGCCGTGGGGCACCGTGCTGTCTCAGGCGGCGCAGAACGCCCCGGAGAGCGCCCTGAATGCCGTAAAGGAGTTCGGGAACGCGATCTACAACTATGACGACACTTGGGAGAGCATGAAGCAGCTCGGCAAGGGTGTCGCATCCAAGGTCAGCGGCGCCCTCGGCGGCGAGCGTAACCCGGAAGCCGAAGCTGTGGCCGACGCGCTTGGCGAGGTTTATGCGGACCGGTGGGGAACAATGGAGGGTTTCAAGCGCACGCTCTCGGAAGACCCTGCCTCCATCTTGTTGGATGTCGCCAGCGTTGCTCCTCTGGTGGGCCCTGCCGCGCGCGTCGCGGGAGCACCGGCGACAGTCGCTCGCGGGCTGGGGCGCGTCGCATCTCTGGGCGACCCCGTGCAGCTGGCCGCGCAGGGCGTGAAGACCGCCTCCAAGGTCATCACCGCGCCGGCAAAGGGCGCCCTTCGTTATAGCCAAGGCATGGCCAGCGGCGTTCCGCAGAGCATGCTGAAGCTGGCGGAGCAGGCCGGCCGGACTGGCACCCCATCCCAGCGGAGCGCCTTCCTGACGTTCGCCACGGGCAAGGGCGACAACACGGAGATCGCCCGGGCGGCGATGGATGCCGTCGAAGAGTTGAAGCAGAAGGCCAGCCAGAAGTACGTGGCCGCCAAGCAGGGGCTGATCAAAGACGAGCTGCCCACGAACGAAATCCGTGCGGCCGTAGACAAGCTGAAGTCGGACCTCGACCCGCATGGCCTAGGCCTGTTTCCGGAGCTGCAGAAGACCATCAGCGAGATCGAGCGGCAGATCAGTGCCGTCGAGGCGGCCCCGAATGCCGCCGCCCGCAGCGCCGAAGGTCTGGACCGCCTGAAGCGGTCGCTGAACGACGCGATCAGGGACTTCCGTGGCACCCAGCACATCGGGGCTTTGGGTCAGGTTCCACGCGCCGTACGAGACACGATTGCGAAGTACGACAGCAGCTATGCTGACATGATGGACCACTGGGAGAACTGGCGGAACGAGCTGCTGGACTTCCAGAGGACGCTCGGCACCAGTGACAAGGTCGCCGAGAACACCCGGCTGGCGAAGCTCCTGTCTACCGCGCGGAAAGAGGACCGGATGTCGCTCCTGCAGGAGCTGGCGTCCAAGACCCAGTCCGGACACACGCTGCCCTACATGATCGCCGGGTCCGTCATGCAGCAGATCATGCCGCAGTACCTGCAGGGCTTCGGTCTGGCGGGCATCGGCTCCGTCGCCATGGGCGGCCCGCACGGCGCGCTGATGGCCGCTGCCGGGTCTCCCCGACTTGCCGGGCTGACCAGCTACGGTGTGGGCCGCGTCGGGGGTCTCACAGACCGCATGGTTAATGCCCCGCCGGCCGCGATCACGAACTACTTGTCGCAGGTCGGGCAGGACCAGATGGAGGAGCCTCGTGCCGAACGCAAGGCTGGCGGCCGGGTGGGCGTGAACCACGAGCGGATCGCGGATCAGTTGGTGACGGCCGCCGAACGTGCTAAGAAGGGGATCAGCGAGGACACCAAGCCCCTCCTTGATCTGCCGGACAACCACATCGCGCAGGCGCTGGAAGTGGCGAACAGGAGCATCTGATGACCGCGACCTATACCCAGAACAAGAACTTGGCCAAGCCCGCGTCGGGTGACACTAACTGGGGCAATACCCTCAACACGGACACGTTTGACAAGATCGACCTTGCTTTTGGGGGAACGTCCAGCATCACGGTTACGGGGGCGAACGCGACGCTGACCGAAGCTCAGTATCAGCCTATGACCATGAAGTTTCTGCCCGGAGGCGCTGGAACTGCGGCCTTGACCTATACCCTGCCAGCTGGCGTCGGCGGGCAGTGGATCGTATGGAACACCTCCAACAGGAGGATCACGATCCAAAGTGCGACATCTGCTGTCAACGTGGTTCAGGTCGAAAACGGCACGAAACGCCAGATTTTCTGCGATGGGACTGGGGTCTACCTTGTCAATGACGTCACCGGGAATACTGGCGCCTCTGGTCAGGTAGCCTTCAGCGACGGCTCAGTCATTACGTACAGCCCGAACTTCACTTACAGCTCAAGCGTGGTCACCATCACGCGAGAGAGTGCGACCTCGACCACGACCAACCCTTTGGTCATCGTGCAGAAGACCTCTGCTGCCACGCCGACAGCCGGTATCGGCGCCGGGATCGAGTTCCAGACCGAGAACGCTGCCAGCGCGCTGGTGGCCGGTGGCCGCATCCAGATCATCTCGACCAATGTCACCGCCGGGAGTGAGGACTACAAGCTGGTGGTCAAGCTGCTGGTTGGCGGCACAATAGACGACATCTTCACGGTCCTGCCCAGCGGGACGGGATTTCTGTCTACGGACGGGGTAGCGAACCGGATCATTACCGCCGGTCAGCCCACGGCGACGCAGAGCTTGACCTCTGCCGGTATCGTAGCGACAGCCGATGATAACGGGAACAAGGCCTCCGGCACGTACACTCCGTCTCCGGTCGGGGGCAACTTCAAGCGCATCACCTGCAGCGGCAACTTTACTCTGGCCAAGCCCACAGTTGCCGGGGATTACAACCTCGTGATCCAGATGACCGTCTCTTCTGGCACGCCCACGGTCACCCTGAGCGGCTTCAGCAAGACCGCAGGCTCGTCGCTGACCTCTCTGGCAAACGGCAGCGACTACCTGATCTACATCACCAAGGTGAACGGCTTCACCTTCGCCAATGTGGTGGCCCTGCAATGAGCTTTCCCCTGATGCCCATCTTCTCCCCGTCAGGGTCAATTCCGTCCGTGACGTTCTGCGGCGCTCAGGAGGGCATTCCGACGACGATGGGCAACCTTGGGGCCAACCACCCGGATCGCTATCTGGTGATCACCAGAGCGTCAGGCGGGACGTCCACCGTGTCCCTGACCATCTCTATCAATGGGGTGGCCCAGACCGTGTGGTATCCGCAGTCGAACGGGACCGTGATCTCCGGCGGCACAGGCTTCACCCAGTTCGTGGTCGTCAAGGTTCCGACCGGCACGTCAGTCACCGTGGCCGCCTCCGGAACAGCCTCCACGGGCGGAGAGACGGCGTGGTACACGGTGATCGGCCTCGACCGCGCATACCCCATCGACGGGAACACCAAGGTCGGGAACCCGGCGACCTGCAGCGTCACGATGGAGCAGGACGGTATCGTCTTCGGCGCCCTCTGGGCCGACAACGACAACAACTCGTTCACGTGGTCCAGCCCGATGAGCCGTACGGTGAACAACACGTCTCTCGGAAACTCGAGGGGGGCTTCGATGGCGTACCGCCAGAACACGACCGGCGGCGCCTATTCGGTGTCTGCCTCGATGGCCAGCGGGACCATCTACATGGGCGCTATCGTCCTGCGCTGATCAGGGCAGATCGAGGATCAGGAAGCCATCTTCGACCTTGTACTTCAAATCGTGGCGCCCAATCGGGATCAGATCACGCAGGGACGACGGGAAGGCGATCCTGACCACGTGGCCCTTGCCGTTCGGCAGAGAGGCGCGATAGTCGCCACTGGCGCTGAAGCTGAGGGCGATCTTGCCGAGGCCGTTGTGGTAGATGTCCACTTTCTCGTGGGTGACGAACGCATCGGGGATCATCAGGTAGACGTGCTCGGGGTTCTTTTCGCTGCGCGCGATATAGGGCGTCATCCGCCGGGCGCGCTTGGAATTGTCACCGGCGCCGAACTCGATCTTGGTCCATCCTGTCTTCATGCCGTCTTCACCTTTCCGATATGCTGAGTGTTGATGATAAGGTGGCCGACGCTGTAGTAGCCGCCTTCTGTCTTCTTATAATATTCCTCCACGAGGATAAAGTCCTCGCTTTTCAGAAGCTCGTGCAGATCATCAAGGCTTTTCACCCCCGGAACCACACATGCAACCTGATGGATGGGATTTCCCTGCCGGGACTGCATGTTCATGGTGATGTAGAACATCACTTCTTTCTTCTCTGGTCGAAAATCCGCCATACTTCCTTCTCCACATGCGGCCGGATCAGCTCTGGAATTTTCAGCAGGGCTCTCCTCCTCGCCTGTTTATCCTGAATGCTCAGGATTTCAACAGCCCCGTCGTAGATGTGCTTGGAGCACGCGGACCGGATGCCGGGCTCCTCGTCTTCCATCCGAACCTGACCCAAGAGCACGCGGCGGATGCGGGAACTGGGGCGCAGTTCATCCCTCCACATGGCTGCGCCAGTCCTCGAAGGCCTGCCACGCGGCGTCGACGCCCAGAGCGATGCAGACATAGGCTCCGGCGCGCTGCGCCGCGTGCATGTAGTCCAGCTGCTCTTGGTGGATGGTACTCTTGGTGTGATCGCGCCTCTTCAGCTCGCATACAAAGCTGGGTGCTCCGGGGATCACGATGTCCGTGGCCCCGGTCGACATACCCTCGCTCTTCTCCTTGGCGGCCTGCAGGAGCGTGCGCTTGCCCTCATTGCGGGGGTGTAGCGCCAGCAGGCCGTAGCTGTCCGGGTGGGCCCGCCTAAGCCGAGCGAAGAAGGTCACCTGCTCCAGCGTCTCCTTGGGGCAGTCGCCCCTGTACTCTGCGTTTCCCCAGATCGGGATGTCCTTCGGGAGCTTCATCATGCGGCCTGTTATATGCGATTGCGCGATAGAACCCGGTCTCCGGGTCTTTCTGATAGGTAACGGTCTGCGGCGGCTGGCCCCTGAGCCCATCCAGCATGGCCCTGTCCTTCATGGCCCGGCTGAACGTCGGGTGCCGGAGCACCCAGAAGGAGAATGACCGATAGGGGGTCACCACGTCAACCCTGTCGGTCTCCTTGCCGGTGCGAGAGACACCCGGCACGACCTTCCAGTCCAGAACCTCGTCGGTCTGCATCCTTGTGGGATCGCGCTTCAGGGCCTTGAAGTCCAGCCGGAGCTTCTCATTCGGGTCGACGATCTCGGCCTTGCAGGTGGTGCAGTACCGGGCGGCGATGTCGTTCGGCGCCTCGCAGTCCGGGCAGCTCTTGAAGGTCCAGCGGTACCCGCACTGGACGAGGTCTCCGGCGATGGTCGAGCGGCCTTGGCACCGGCGTCCGAAGTGGGCGGGCATGTCACCCCAGTCCGTGGCGACGCGCATGCCGTCCAGATCGAGGAAGTACCCGTACTGGTCGATGCCATAGCCCTCCTCGTTCGGCCGGGGCGAGAACTCGTTCTCCGCATTGCAGTCCGGGCACAGGCAGGTCAGCGACCCCTCGCCCTTCTCGCCGCCGCGCACCTTGACCTCGGGGCTGAAGATGTCGCCGTCCGGGCAGTGCCGGTCGATGTTCTGGGCATAGTCCAGCACGACGCAGTTGGTCTTGCCGGGAGACAGACGCAGGCCCCTGCCGACGATCTGCTGGAGCAGGCCGACGCTCTCGGTCGCGCGCAGGATTGCGATCACGTCCACGTGCGGGGCGTCGAACCCAGTGGTCAGCACGGAGACGTTCACGAGGTACTTGATCTTCCGAGCCTTGAATGCCGTCAGGATGCGCTTCCGCTCCGCCTTGGGCGTCTCCCCGGTCACCAGCGCGGACAGGCTGGGCGGCAGGCTCTCCATGCACTCCTGAGCATGCCGGACGGTAGCCGCAAAGATCATCACGCCTTCGCGATCCCGCGACTGACCCACGACATCTGCGATGATGCTGGATGTCTTCCGGCCCTGCCCGTGGAAGGCGCGGTCGATGTCCTCAGCGTCGAACTGCCCCCGGCTGTTCAGCTGCATGTTCATGGTTTCGTACGATGCAACACCGATGCTGCCGATCACAGGCGGCGTCAGGTAACCGGCGTCGATCAGCTGGCGGGCGCGGATGCGGTAGACGCAGGCGCCAAAGTAAGGGTCGCGGGTTTGGTTCTCAGGGACAGGCTTGCCGTCGGGCCACTTGGCGAAGATGTAGCCGGTGCCCATGCGATAGGGAGTGGCCGACAGGCCGATGACGCGCAGGTTGGGATTGGCTTCCCGCATGGCCTCGATGATCGACAGGACTGTCGGCGTGATCCCGTGGCATTCGTCGATGATAACCACCGCGAACTGCGCGCCAAAGCGGGAGATGCGGTTCTTGACGGTCAGCGGGGTGCCGAAGACCACTGGGTGCCGCAGGCTCTTCTCTCCAGCGGACGCCGAAAAGATGGAGCACTTGGCGCCGGTGGCGCGGTACTTCTCGGCGTTCTGCTCGACCAGCTCGGCAGACGGCTGCAGGACCAGCACATGCTTGCCCTTCGAGATGGCGTGCACGGTGTCCGCGATGGCAGCGATCAGGTGGCTCTTCCCTGCTCCCGTGGCGGCCTCGATCAGGCACGGCGCGCGGTTCTTCTTGATCCATGCGACGGCGGCGTCATGACCATCCTGCTGGTACGGTCTCAGGCTCATTCGATCATCCTCTCTCTGCTCAGGATGACGTTTTATCGACAATTCCGTTGTAGGTCAACCCCATCACGGCTTCAGTCTGTATTCGAGCCATAGGTCTTTGGCATTCATGGCATCGACAGCTTGCTTTGCCTGCGCCTCGGTGGCGTAGGCTCCGCAGCTGGCCCAGTCGGCGCAGGGCCACTTCCGGTCCCGCGCTCGCATCTCCACCTTGAACGGCTTCCGGCCCTTGCGGGTGCGCGGCGGCAGGGCGTCTGGGTCATTCCGGTGCATCAACGCACCTCGGCGATGCAGCGCCCGGCCCGCTGGCACTCGCCCTGCCTCTGGCAATCGCATTCCGCCATGATCTGCCCCATGTAAGGCTGGCGTGCGGCGGCGAGGGCGGCGTCCAGCTGGCGCAATACCGGGCCGCTGCGGTCCACCATGCTGCCCACAATGTATTGCCGTGACCGTTCCGCCGCCTCCACCAGCCCCCGGATCACTTCGTCGCGCGGGTCGGGGGCGGCGGGGAGGGCGCTGCGAATGTCTGCGATATACGCCAAAAAGCGTTGCCGGACAGTCCCTCCGCCCCACGGCTTTGGCCCTGCTACACGCATTCCCCCTTGGTGATCACCAATCGAAACAGATGGCCCTTCAGCACCATCAACGATGTCGATATAGACATACCCCTTCTTGGGGGGCTTATCCCAATAAGCCATTGTCGCCTCCTTTCAGCGCGGCGAGGAAGGCGCGGGCGGCTTCAATTTCAGCAAGGTCTTCCGGCTCAAACCACTCCCCCATCCTGAACGGGTCTTCGTGGCCCCATTCAATTTCGCGACCGCTCTCAGTGATCAGGCCATCAAGATGCTTGAGAGTGACGCGCAGCGCCTCCACCACATCCTGCGGGGCCTGCCGGGCGGCAACGATGGCGCGCAGGGTGGCGGCGGCGTCATTCAGGGAACAGGCGCAACCCGGCCCGCCACGACATCCGTCTTCCAGCCGTTCCGCCAGCGCCAGCAGCGCGGCGTCCGAGAGGTCGTTGGGGTTAGTCATGGCGGGCCTCCACGATGGCGCGCAGCACATCCCCGCGCCGGATCAGATCGTCGTCGCTCATCGGATGTCTCCCCTCATGCACAGGGTGAAGATGACAGCCCCGATGTCGACCGGGGCCTCGTAGCGCCACTGACCATAGATCACGTCGACCATGTCGATGAAGAAGCGATAACGGTCAGACGGAATGTCCATCGGGATCGCCATCATGGACGACTTCATGCTGAAGCCGCCGTCACGCGCGATGGCGATCCTCTCGCCGATCTGCCCCAGCTGGAAGCAGCGGTCGGTGTCGTCTGCGGCCACCGGAGTGGCCAGCAGGGCAAGCAGGGCAAGGAGCTTCATGATGCCTCCAGTGCAGGCTGGATGCAGCCCGCGAAGTGCTTCTGTGCCTCGGACATGGCCTGTTCTTCGGTGTCTACAACAGCAATCATGTGCTTGTTCCAGTAGGTCATGGTGCCGACGCCGAATGGGTTCTTGACGACCAGATAGTCGTACCCAGCCATCGGGATGGCGCGGAAAGCGCCATCCTCCATCCGCCAGACCAGAGGGGCCACGTGAACACTGGGGGAAGCCATGTTCCCTGCCACCAGCCTGATCTTGTCGGCGCAGGACACGCAGTCGTTGTCCTCGCACAGGCTGGCGGCAAAGAGCAGGGCGTCCCGGCGGGCACGCTCGAGGCGGCGCTGCAGGAGCAGGTTGTGCTTGCGAAGGCGTGCGATCTCGGGGTCGGTCATTTCAGCGTCCAGTAGCTCGTGGGCTTGCCGCGCCACGGTTCTAGATTGGCCCCCGGCGCCAGCACCTTGATGGCGGAGGCATAGGAGATGGAGCCAGCGCGCTCGACCTTCGTCAGCTTGCGGCCGCCGAAGACAGCATTCTTGCCGTCGGCGATCTTCACGATGGCCTCCAGCAGCTCCTTCCTGCGCTCCTCGGCCCGCTCAATGGCTGAGGTCAGGTCGTCGTACTCCGCGATCATCTGCATGGCGCGCGGCGTGTCGATGACCTTCCGCTTCTCCTCCAGATGGTCGCCCGGATCGGAGACGGCCTGCAGGTACTCCTTGTAGAACGCCTCCAGCTGGGGGAAGACCTCGGCGATGTACTCCGGGTCGTATTCGACGGTCTCGAGGCGGCTGTCGCTCGGCGTCCACTGCCAGAAGTGGCACCGCGCCCGGTCGGTCACGAACATCTGGACCTGCATCTGCGCCACATAGTGCGGCTGCTGCGCGGCCGTCTTGAAGCCGACCGGCGCGGGCTGCGTCCGAAGTCCAAACGGGCACTTGATCTCGAGCAGGGCGTCGTCTCCGACGAACCCGTCCGGGCTGGCGCCGATCCAGTCGAAATTCGGGTGAACGCAGAAGGTCGCCGTCTGGACCTCGAGGCCGGTGTCGCGCTCGAAGTCCTCGCGGGCCTCAGCCTCGTGCACCACGCCCCACTGGGTCGCGATGTTGCCTCGGAACTCCCTCGGAGCCCCGTGGTACGACCGGACCATGTCGCGCAGAACGTCGCTGCGGTCCCGATTGGGGTCGAGACCAAGGATCGCGCCGACAGCTGAGCCCGTCACGCGCCCCTTGCGCGCGTCAAACCACTCCTCGCTGCGCTGCTCCATCACAGGCTCCGGATCGCGCGATGCCCGACGCTTAGACTGGTCCACGTGCCCGGCAGGTAATCAGCTACAACGACACCGTTCGACGTCAGGTGCAGGCGCCCCGTCGGGCTGATCTCGCGGTCGGTAGCCTTGTGCGTGATCTCGCGGCCGTCGGTCAGGCCGACCGTCACGCGCCTGTTGACGTACGTGACCTTCGGCTTCTTCAGGAAGGAAAACATCATCATCTCCGATAGGATAAGGGGTGGTGGGAGGGGGCCCGAAGGCCCCCGCCTTGATCAGAAGGGAATGCTGTCATCGTCCATGTCGCGGCGGCGCCCGCCACTGCCCCCGCCGCCAGACTGCTTCTTCGACTGCATCTGGGCAGACTTCTGCTCGATCTCGTCCGACGGCGTCTGCGGCGCGCTCTTCGGAGACACCGCGCCGACCCAGTTGCCCTGATTGATGTTCCCGGTCGCCCGGTCCTCCATCTCCCAGACCATCACGCGGATGACCATCGGCTTGTTCGTCAGGCAGGCCGTCAGGCTTTCGTCCGTCGGCATTTCGGCCTTGGCGAGCAGCTTGCCGCCCGCGTTGGTGTCGATGGCCGCCAGCATGCGCTTGGCCTTGTCGCGCTTCTTCACCGGGTCTTTCGCGCGGGGCTCGTCGTCCAGCACCCAGAGCTTCTGGAAGACCTTGCGGTTCTTCAGCTCCTCCGGCGCCAGCACAGACCAGCGCAGCGAGATGAAGCGGTCGCCGTCTTGCGTACGGTCCCACTTCGCCTCGTCGATGATGGCCAGCACCGACGTGTTGTCGGGGATCACCTCGATCCGGCCGCCACCGGCGTCGTACTCGCCGGTGCTGTTGCTCTTGACGTCTTCACCGTCGGACAGGTTCCAAAAGGCCATGATCACTTCCCTTTCGATTTGGCTTTGAACTGGGGCAGATAGTCGGCAAGCGGGTTTTCACCCTGCTTGACCTCGATGGGCTCGGAGATGCCGAAGCGGTTCTTCGACACATTCGAGGCGGTCGCGTGACACACGAGCTGGCGCGTGCCGTCGGACACCGCCTTCTTGCGCTCGCCTTCGCCGGTCACGAAGGTCTCGAGGCGCAGGAACCCGACCAGATCGACGTTGTCCACGTAGGGCTGCATCGACTTCTCATGCAGGCGCATCGTGTACTTCGTGTAGGGGTCGGCATCCGGCGGCTCGATCCGGGTCGTGTCGGCATGCGCCACAAAGACCACGTTCATGCCCCGCTCGACCAGCATCTCGGCGGCCTTGCGGACGCGGCGATGCATGGACGCCACCATGTCGCGACCGGCGCCGTACCCACCGTGAGCCTGCTGCAGGCCCTTCGGCTTCTTGGGGTCGGTTTCCAGCACGTGCTCCCCGAAGAGTACTTCAAGCGCCGTGACGCTGTCGATCACCAGCGTGTCGTACGGGTGATCTTCCTTGATCAGCGCGGTCATCTGCTCCCAGAGGTCTTCGACCGACGTCAGACGCGGAAAGGCGTCAGGACGGCTGGCCTCGGGGATGGACGACAGGCCGTCCTCGGCGCGGATGAAGATGGGTTTCGGGAAGGTGGCGGCAAGGGAAGTCTTGCCAAGGCCCGCATCGCCGATGATGGTTGCGACTACGGGCCGGTTCTTGGGTTTGCTGATGTGCTCGAGAACACTCATTCTCGCTCCTTTCTCTGCTCACAACGGGATTGACGATAGGTCCACATTGTGAGAGTGTCAACAGGCATTTTGTCACCAAGGAGACACTACTGATGTCGGATCAAGAAGCCAGCCCGGCCGAGGCCATCCGGACGGAGATGGACAAACAGCTTGCGCGCATCCGCGAAGCACTGTCTGATCGCAATCTCACGAAGGTCGCAATGGCGACTGGGCTGCACGAGAACACGGTCAGAAACTTCGCGAAGGGCAAGGGTGGCACGCCGACCCTGACCACCATCGAGAAGCTCGCCTCTTACCTCTTCGGCTGAGAAGATCATGAATTACAGAGACTTTTGGGAGGCCGAATACCTCGTGTTCGGCTTACATGGAAGTAATGCCGACGGAACCTGCAAGTGCGGCGATCCGGACTGCAAGGCCGTGCTGAAGCACCCGCTGGTTTCCAACTGGCAATACACCCCCCATTGGTCCGAGGAACAGTTCGAGATCATCGAGGCCACCGGCCAGTTTGCTACTGGATACGGCGTGCTGCTGCGCGGCCTGCTGGTCGTTGACGTCGATGCGCGGAACGGCGGGCTCGAGAGCTTCGAGAAGCTGCTGCGGGATGTGCCGGAAGTGGCTGGTGCCGGGCTGATCGTGAACACCGGTTCTGGCGGTGG